GCCGATTTGTATTTCTAACATTGACTTCTAAGCAGAGGAGGTGAAAATGTGGCAAGAAAGAAAAAGGAAGATTTTGATGTCGTGACTGCTTCACAGACAGATGATGGTACTGTTGTGCTTACATCTGTAAACGAGCTTTCGGAAGAAAGAATGGACAATGTTATCCGCCATGCTATCGCGTCCTATGATCCTGAAAACAAGCAATATAGTACATACCTGAAAATTTCAGCCTCCTCTGAAACGCTGACGGTTGACCGAATTGATGAACTTGCACGAGGGTTACAGTCGAGTCTGACGAATGTGCAGACGGTCAATGGAATCATCCGTAATTACATCAATAAAGATGACCTAATTGGTATTACCTATGATGCGATTGAGGCGAATGTTAATACGGAGTTTAAATGCAGTTTTGCACAGTTCCCTGAACAGCGTAATAAGACAAAACAGGTAAATTACGCCCGTGAAGTGATTGATGATTTCAACACACAAATCAATGTGCGAAGTCTGTTACGTGCTGCCATTCCGATGACTTACGCAGAGGGCACTTATATTACATATCTGCGTCAGAAAGATGAGAACTACATTGTAGACTACTACCCTCTTGGTATTGCTGAGATAAGTGATTACCTATCAAATGGACAGCCTGTTGTGCTTATCAATATGTCTAAGCTGAAATCCGCTTTAAGCAAATCTATGCTGAAGGATAAAAAGAATAAAGCACTATTCTTTGAAAATCAGGAGACTGAGATTCAGAACAACTATCCAGATGAGGTATACCAGGCATTTAAGAATGGTGATACATACGCAAAATTGGATGTTGACCACTGTGGCGTGATTCGTATTGGCAATATGGGGCAGAAATATGGTGTCTCTCCCCTATTCCGCGCCTTGCGTCCGGCATTGATGCTTGAGACTTTTGATACTTCGGACCGTGTGAATGCTAAGGCAAAGGCAAAGAAAATCATTTGGCAACAGCTTGACCCTGAATTGATGGGTCCAAACAAAGACAAGAAGGGTTTTTCTGAACAGGTGACGGCACACGATAACCTGCTGCGTGCATGGAAGCAAAATACCGTGCTTGTGACGACTGCTCCCTACGTCAAGGATATCAAATATGTTGAGCCGAAGGTTGAGATGACGAATATCGAGACTGTCAAACAGTATCGTAACCGAGAAATGGCAGCTTTAGGTATTAGTTTCTTAAACACTGATGGTCAACAGACTGTTTCAACTGCAAAGGTGTCTCTTGACCAGCTGATGAAAAATATCGGTAAGATTGCGGAACAGATTGAGGATGTATTAAAGCGATGGTATCGTATTCGCCTTGAAGATGCAGGTGTGGACACTATGTACTGCCCTGATGTAAAGGTCTCTACTACTGAAATGATGGGTATGGAGATGAAGAAGGCGATTGCTCAGTTCCTGTTTACCACTTTGAATTGTTCTTACAAGACTGCTTACGAGTACATGGGGCTTCATGCTGAAGACGAACTCCGTAAACGTCAGGCCGAAACTGAGGAAGGTTATGATGATGTGTTTGTGGCTCGACAGACCTCTTATACATCAACCGGCAACTCAAGCGGTGGTGACAGTGATAAAAAGACAGGCCGTCCAAAGGGCGAGGAAACTGAAAAACAGATTTATGACCAGCAAAGAAATGAAGATAGTAAGTGAGGTGATGAACGATGAGTAAGGAGTATTTCTATAGTAGAAACATCTGTTGCTCTGAGATTACGGAGCATCCAGACCACTATCTTGCCAAGTTTGTCATTTGTGATTTCTCAGTAAATGGGAATCAGGTTGCTTTGAACCGTGACACCATTGAAAGTTGGATGAGCACACTGGTTGGCAACCCGCTTGTTGGTAAGTTGGTCGTAGCTCCAAAGGGTGAACTGGATTTTTCCGGTCACAATATGAAAGTCGTCACCAGAAAAGACGATGATGGCAATGAATACAAGACTGCCGAATTTGACACTGATGCATTCGGTAGTTTCCAGTCGGTCGGTATCGAGAAAATTGACGATACCGACTTTATTGTTGCCTCTTGTAAAATCTGGAAGCGATATCCAAAGGCTTGTGCGACGATTTTGCGCCGTATTGAGAGTGGCACATTAAATACCAGTTGGGAAATTGATGTGCTGAAAGCTCATAAGGGAATCGTGGGTGGCCGCATGGCAAAAATTATTGACGATGGCGTGTTTACTGCACATTGTCTGCTTGGTGCAAATGTTGAACCGGCATATAAGTGCTCTAAACTGCTTGAAGTCGCTGAAACCGATTTTGGTCTTGAGTTGGCAAATGCCTACATTGAGGACACAAAAGAGATTTCAAATATAGAATCTAATGAAAAGGAGGCAAAAAATTTGGAACTGAATAAGGATAAGGAAACTCAAACCGCACAGATTGAGAATCCCACCGAGATTGAGCAGGCAGAGCAGACCGCTACTGAGTCTACCACTGAGCCCACTACTCCGGCAGAGCCTGATGTTCAAACTTCCGAGGAAGGCGGTAAAACCCCTCCCCCGACTGAACCTGAAACCGGCACTGAACCCGCTCCAGAGACTTCCAGTCTGACTGTTGATGATATCATGAGTAAGCTGCGAATGGAAGTTCGTAAGATCAATTCTGATATGTATCTGGTAGAGATGTTCCCGGAGGACCATACCGTTTGGTGTAAAAAGTATGGTCCTATCAATAGCCTTGATTACATCATGTTCCCTTATACCGTTGAGGGCAATGAGGTTTCTCTTGGCGAGCCGCAGCATATTACTCTGACTGTTTCTATTTCTGATGTTAATACCAAGATTGCGGAGCTGAATAGCACTATTGCAAGCCTGAATACTGAGTTGCAGAGTGTAAAGGAAGAGGTTGCTTCTCTTACTCCGTACAAGGATCAGGCAGAGAAGGCAGAGGCAGAAAAAGCGGCTGCAGAACTTGCACAGAAGAAGGAGGATCTGCGTCAGTACGCACTCTCCAGCAAGATGATTACTGAAGCTGAAGTTTCTGAGGGTGGTAACTACGCAAGTCTGATTGAGAATCTGGACGAGACCGGCATCAAGAGTGTGATTGCCGAGCGTTGCGTTGAAGCCGCTAAGAAGGCTCCTGCCGAAAAGAAGATTGAGACATCTGAGGTACATAAGCCTGAGAGTATCAAGCTGAATTTGAATGAAACCAAGTATAACACCACTAGCGCTAACAAGCGTGACGCATGGCGGGAATATTTGGGTAAGGAATAACATTTGAGAGAAAGGAAAAATATTATGATTCGTGAACTGATGGTGAACGGCGCGAAGAATATTCCCGCTAAC